TGGCAAGCGAATAATCCTGGTGCTTTAGAAGCTGCCAGTACTAGAGGTTCAGCAATACATAAATGTTGCGAAGACCATATCAGAGGGATCCCTGTGAATTGTCCTGAAGAATATCAGGATTTTTGGAATGGGCTTCCCCAATACCTTGATTGGTTTGATACTATACATTGGTCAGAACGTCCGTTAAGGAAAGACTGGTATCACCTAAGAAGTGAGGATAGAGAAGTATCATTTGTCTGGAGTACAGAACATGTTTATGCAGGGTGTCCCGATCTTATTGGGGAGATCGGAGGAGTTAAAGTTATTGCTGATTTTAAAACAAGTAACGGTCCTTATATGAATAGATTCCCTGATAGGGGAGATCGAATGGGATTTGGAGGCTTCAGGAAATATCAAAAGTGTGCTCAACAGATGGCAGCTTATCGGCTTGCATTAGCAGAACGCACTGGTTATCGATGTGATGTTGCTTTGATTATTGTTTCAACAGAATCTATTACTCAAGGTATATTCATTGATAGTGATCAAATGGAGTTATATGAATCCCGTTTCTTAAAACGAGCAAACCAATTCCACGAAATGGAAACTGAGAATGAAAATAAAGATTGCAGTACACAAGAATTGCAAAAACAAGACTAACCCTCAAAAAGTTGCTAAGGGTTGGTCAAACATTGTTGAAGATTTAAATTGGCTAGAGGGATGGGTACGTGCTGGCTATGGCTGGTGCTCTACCCATTTCCATCAGCGCCATCGTAAATCTGAAAACGCAAGTGGCAGCAACATGATTGTTGTTGACATTGATGGTGACACAACACTAGATGCTTTCTGGGCTACGGATACTGCTAAGGCTTGGTGCGCAGCTACCTATACTTCTGCTAGTCATAGCCCGGAAGAGCATAGATTCAGGGCTTTGTTCCCATTAGAGATTCCATTAACTACTCTCAATCAACATAAAGGTGCATACTGGTTAATTGCTGATAGATTAGTTAGTGAACTAGGACTTACAGCGCTTAAAGATAACTGTGGCCAGAAACCTGAACGACTTTGGTATGGAAATACTGAAGCAATGTTTCATTGGAACCCTGATGCTCAAGTCCCTGAATTCCTATTAGAGACTATCGACTATGAAGAGCCCGTTGAATATACCAAAACGGATGTATCTGATCTAGATGTAGAACGTTGCCAGTGGCTACTACAGAACTTCCTACGGCCTTCAGATGATGGCGAGTATGAATCCATGTATGTACCTGTCATGGCTGCCTGTGCAGCTATAGGTACAGTGATGTTTGATACTTGGGTCGAATGGGTACTGAAGGGTCATCATGGAGAGAAAGAAGATAATATACGTCCATATAAATGGAAAGGTCTCGGTAACTACTCTGGACCTGCTAAGTTATACTCACTTGCTAAGAAGCAAGACTCTAACTGGACTAGGAATCTTCCCGATAACTTGAGGTTTAGAGCTGCAGGTGCTGCTGTTGGTTATACAGAAGTTGATCCTGTATTTGACATGGATAACATAATCGATTCAACCAAAGGAGAACCTATGGATATTGTCCCAGAGCCATTACCTGATGCTCAACAAGTCAAACGTAAAGGGCGTCCCAAGCGTTCCAACGATGATGCCGCTAAGGAACGTGAAAATGATGTCAAAAAAGTTAAGGAGATTCTTAGTGATCTTCGTAAGAATGAACTTACAGGATCGATTGAATACACTGGCCCTGTTGGAGAGACTATTGCTTTACAAGGTAATGACCTTGACCTGATGACTACCAAGATGGCCTGTGAACATGGCATCTTTATCCCTGAACCTCGGATTAAATCCGCTATCCAATATGCTGCTAGCAAAAATACTTATTGTCCTATTAGACGGTATCTTGATCATTGCAGTGCTCACAGTATTCCTCATAGTGATTGGTCACGTATTGGGCAAGTTTTCCTAGGCAACCGTCATCACATTGCGACACTAGCAATGCAACGAATGATGATTGGTGCAGTTGCTAGGGCCTATAACCCTGGATGCTCAATGTCTTGGTTACCAATCCTGGTAGGGGCTCAGGGTGTTGGTAAGAGTATGTTTAGCCGTTACCTTGTTCCAGACAAACTCTTTAGTGAAATTACAACTCCACTAGAGACGTTAATGAAAGAGCAGTATCGACTACATGTTGCATGGCTACTGGAGCTTCCTGAGATTGATAACTACTTCAATGCACGTAACATTGAGAACTTTAAAAATCTGGTAACAACTAGATGTGATGAAGTTCGCTTTCCTTATGCATCCTTACCTACTAAGTTGCATCGAAGGTTTGTTATGATTGGCACTACGAACCGCAATCAATTCCTTGTAGATAGTACAGGTAATCGTAGGTTCGTTCCGCTTGAAGTTGGTACTGGATTCCAAGTTCCTTGGCAAAGGCTTTCTGAAGAGCGGGACAGTATCTGGGCAGCAGCAGTTCAAGCTTACCGTAGTGGTGAAAGCTATGAATTCGATAGTGGTGAAATCGCTGCTATCGCTGAGTACATCCAGGAGTTCGGTGATCCTGACCCATGGATGGAAAAGATTGTTTCCTACATCTCCCAAAGATCTGAGGTATCAGCTGCTGAAGTTCTAACGAGTGCTCTTGATCTTGATCCTAAGCAGCAAGGTCGTAGAGAATCCAGACGTGTAGCAGATGTACTACAAACGATGGGCTGGCGTCGTCTAGTTACAAGTAGAAAAGACAAAACTACTGGACGGCAAAAGAGTGTACGAATTTGGCAACGCCCTAAGGATGATCCCTTGCCAGATGACCATATCCTAAATGACTTTTAAAAGGTAACATTATGCTTGCTAAAGATATTAAAATCGGACTACGAGTAAAGGTATTACTGAATGGTATGACTGCATTAGTAGTAGGTCAACCTGAATATTACACTCCCAAATCAAAACTAGTTCGTTTAAAGTACGAGAATAGTACAAGGTTTGAATATATGATTAATAATCGGATCGAACCGCTGCCGCTGGATCAACAGTATCCAGCAAATGGTGGTACTTATGTTAAACCTTCAAACTCTTTCTAATAATGGAATACATTGAAAATGACTGAAGCTCAACCTAGTAGAAAAGTTGGAGGCCATGCTTATGGCCGCAAGCAAAAACAAATTTCTAATACAGCCGAAGAAGGCGAGCTTTGTCTATATATAGGTCATTCAATTGGTAGATTCTCTTCTCATTCATTGAGATACGATAGTCATCAGGCCTGTACCAGATGTGTAGCTGCTGCACGTGAAGGACGTATGTCCTTAGATATTGATACTCTACTTAAAAGAAATCGTACCAAAGCTCTGAAATTCTGGAGTCAAGTAGATATAGGTGCACCTGATGAATGCTGGCTATGGAATGGCTGTATCAATAAACGTACTAAACAACCTCAATTTGCATGGAGACGACATGGCATTTCTACGTCAACACAACATCACCCGCAGCGAGTGGCTATGTGGTTTAGCTGGGGGGATCTTGGTTTTACTGGCGTTAAAACCACATGCGGTGATAAGTATTGCTGTAATCCCTTTCATCTTATTCCTCAGCATATTGGTGTATTTGTTGATCAGGATAGCTATACCGAAAGCTTTGAAATGGCTTGCCAATTACATTCATTGAAGCAGCAGATAGCAGAATTTGTTCTTGAAGAGGCTATGAAAGAAGAGGAAATTAAAGCTAATCAATTATCAAAAGATCATGATGAGCTTTTGACTGATCCAGATACTGGCTATGGTGAACGCTATGATGCAGTAATGTCTGAACTATTGGCAGGCAAACATACTACTCAAACTAATTCAATAGACGCAGAGTAACTATAATTCTCACATTTATACTTAATAACACTTATCCTTAATAAAGACTCATTATCTTATGTCAAGACGTACCGATCTACTTAAACAGCTTATAGCTTCTGAGAAATTTGGAGATGAAAAATCTCAAGAGCAGAAGTTCCTAGCTGCTACAGCTCAGCTGATTCTTACTGACCTAATCGGTCAGGCTATTAAAGGATTTGAAAAGCACGGTGCTGGCTCATTGATTCTTAATATCAATCCTAAAGATGCTAATCAAGAAGCTGTTTATGTTTCTGGTGATGATATTCAATTTGATATCGCCGCAGCTGAATCGGCAGAAGACGAGAATACACTCAAGTTTCTTCGACAGCTTATGGAAGAAGTGGATAAAAATGATTGGTCTAAAACTGTCCTCATTACACTAATTACAAATGCTGGAACAAGAACATTTGCAGTCGAAGCAGGTGGGAGCCAAGAGAGCCTCCGAGCGCTCACAAGCGAATTTACAGAATAGACTAGAGGCACAAGGGTTAAAGTTACCTTTATACCCAACTCCACAAGTAATTGAACGTGCTAGAACTGTAATGGGGTCAATCGATTTTGATCCTACATCAGATCCTATACAACAAGTACTTGTTGAAGCCACTTCAGTACCTTCTGTAGAAATCAACCCATTACATGAACATTGGCATGGTAATGTATTCGTTTCCCCCAAAGGTGCTGTACGTAATACTCGTCTATGGTTAGATAAAACAATTGATGAATATCGAAATAATCATATCAAAAGTTTTATATTTTTTACAAGTGCATCCGAGATACTAAGAGCATCTCCTGTTCTATGGGATTATCCTATATGCATTCCTTTTAAAAGAGTACGTCAGTTACGTGCTACAAAAACTGGGTTTGAACCAGTGTCTCCTTCTACTTGGAATATGATTGCATACGGTCCACCATTAGAAGCGACAGTAAATAATATTGATCGTATAAGCCTGTTCTATAGTACGTTCCGAGATATAGGTAGAGTTTTATACAATGAGTATGCTGGTGATAACTGGAATAAAGACCTTGAGTTCTATGAGGAACAAAAAGGTCGTGTCTGATGTCTAAAAGTATTCATTCTGATTTTTTATTAATGCTACCTTCAGGTATCGCTGTACATCCTTGTAGACTTATACATAGAGATGGTACATTGATGTGGAAACATGCATTTCTATATCACAATGAAATCAAATTTTTACCAAAGACACAAGCAGAAGAATCTCATATTATAAAAACTGCACAACGCTTGGAAGAATTGAATACTTGGGTGTCACATCAAATGGAACCTTGGGAATCTCTCTATCCTTACCATTGGTTTGATCCAAGTGTAGAAGAACTTAAAGATGGAATTAGTTGTTACTTTAAACATTCTTGCTTAAATAATGATACTGTATTCGATATACTTAAATCTCATATTGAAGATCACGAAGTACTAGAACAACGTGATCCATATTTATTTTTTAAAAGATGCTAAGGCTTTTCGGAAATCTCATCTAATTTACTTATTAGACGAGTAAGATACCATTGAGCTTTTTCAGCATCCTGTAGTGGGTTATCCTTAAGCCATACCCGCAATAAGTATTTAAGAACCTGACCATGTAACATTCCTAATACTGGATTATCTGCATCTTGAATCGCTTCTTCAATAATCGTAATTGCCTCAGCGCTTCCTCTTGTGTAATGTGCTGGACTATTTACCGAATCAAATTTCACGCATCCTTTATCTGATCTATGCAACGTAAACTTGGCATCATATACATCCTCAGCTTCTTTTTTAAATCGATTTTCCCAATCATTTTCCCAATGCATATTTAGTCACGCTAAACTCTTTCACTACCTAATATAGGATTAAACGTATGATAATGTGACCTATGTCATCACCAAAAGGCGACCCAACATATATTAAAAATAAGGACAAATTCTTTCTTGAAGTCTGCAAATTACTAGCAAAAGCTTCAACCCATCCAATGGCTCCAGGCGGATGCGTCATGGTACGTGACCGTGAAATCATTGGAGATGGTAGAAGCCTAGTAACTAGCTGTAAGGTAGAGATAGATTGTATTGCATATGCAATTGCTACTGCCGCTAAGCGTGGTACACCTGTTGTTGGTTCTGTTATTTATAGCTCTAGATACCCATTCTCTACAGCTATATTTCAATGTTATTTAATGGGGATTAGAAAGATTGTAGTTCTTGCTCATGAGTGGGAACCTTTCTATAAAGATGAATTCAGACGTGCTGCACGC